ACATATATTACAACAAGTATCCATTTTGTTAGATGGTAAATATAGAGAAAACGAATTTGGGTCAGATATTTATAGATATTTAGAAAAATATGAAAAATGTTTAGGTGACTCAGACGACGGTTTGTATAGTTATAGTTTTGCTTTGAATACAAGTCCCTACGAAATACAGCCATCTGGTGCTATGAATTTAGGCAAGTTTAAAGACGTTGTCATGGATATTTTAACCTTAACCCCGGATTTTGACGAAACACAACAAGTCAATACAATATGCGACGACGAAGGTAATGTAATAGGTAATATTGACGTCGACCCCACTAAAATATATAAATATTCATACGATTTAACCTTGTTTGAAGAAAGATATAATGTGATTCGTTTTATGTCTGGAAATGTGGCATTGGTTTACTCTCGTTAATACACGGATATACATTGGATTCATATTGCGAAACATCATAAGAATTTGCGCGCGTAAACATATTTTCTTTCGCCCGCATATATACAAAAAATAGCAACAACACGAACAAAACCAACACTAAAAAATTCATATTATAATAATAATATATAATAATATGAATGATAATATGAATGATGATATAAAAAGTACGTACTCAAACTATTCAAAAAAATACACGCCAAAAAAAAATATTTATACAACTGGATTAAGCGAAAATGAAAAATATTCCATTGTTATAGCAGGTGTTTTGAAAGAATTTGTAATTTTAATAGTAATAACTGCTATTCTTATTTTATTTTTTACATTGACGAAAAGTAATGATGATACAAATGAAGTAAATGAAAAAAAACCAGACAGTCTGTTTGAATTACTAATCAAAAATTTAGTTTATCTACCTATAAAGATTTTTAACAACATAAGCACTCATTCTTTTCAAGATTTTTTTAAAAATTATCTAGTATATATATTATTTTTTGTATTTTATTTTTTGTCTTTGTTTTTGGCATATTTAAATATACAACCACCAAAAGAATCTCGTCGTAATAAAATAAAAGATTGGTGGAATTATATTTTAAAAGAATCAAAATATAGATTTTTCATTATTTTATTTGTTCCTGTAATATTCTATTCATTGTTATCTGTTTTTATAGGGTTATCTTTAATGATACAACAAAAAAAAAGTGAAATAACATCCATTTTTAATAATAAAGGATGGCTATATTTTATATTTGTTGTCTTATTTATTAGTTTGTATATTATAATTTTGTCCCGAATATTGATAAATTATTCTAGAAACGAAAATATATTTCCACCAGAAGAATTTGAATATAATATTTTTGCTAGAATTACTTTATATTCATTTCTTGCTATGTTGTTAGGTCTTTGTTTAATCTTTCTATTGTTTACAAAATGGAGTAATCCTGAATATCCAAGAATAATATCATTATTCAATGAAATTAAAAAAAATATATTTATTTTATGGTTTTTTTTATTAAATTTGTCTCTGATTACATATGTATATTATTTGTTTGATTTTAATTATGTAGCCGCTGCCATTGTAATTATGTCCGTATTTTATTATTTTATAAGATAAATATAACATAAAAAGAAATAAATATCATTATTAATGGGTAAGAAAAAAACGAAATCACTAAAAACTCGGGTGAGTTTATGTACACCCACGTTTAATAGAAGACCGTTTATCAAACAAATGGTAGATAATATTTTAAAACAAGACTATCCAAAAGAATTGATGGAATGGATTATTGTAGACGATGGAACAGACCCAATTGGCGACTTAGTAAAAGATATTTCTTTTGTGAAATATATTTATTCCGAAGAAAGGATGTCGTTAGGTAAAAAAAGGAATTTTATGCATCAACAATGTACATTTACCAATGATAATGATATGGTGATTTATATAGACGACGACGATTATTATCCACCTTGTCGAGTAAGTCATAGTGTAGAAACATTGTCCAAATCACCCGCGCTATGTGCTGGTTCAAGTGAAATTTATTTGTGGTTCAATGGAATGAATAAAATGTATAAATTCGGTCCATATGGTCCAAATCACGGAACGGCCGGAACATTCGCGTTTAAGCGAGTATTATTAAAAGATACTCAATACGAAGACCATGCTGTATTAGCAGAAGAAAAATCATTTTTAAAAAATTATACCATCCCGTTTGTTCAATTAAATCCGTTGAAAACCATTTTAGTCATTTCACACGAACAAAATACGTTCGATAAAAGGCGTTTGATTGATACAAATAGTTCTGTATGTAATGATTCATCTTTAGTACCAAGCTCTTTTATAAAAGACCCCAATACATTGCTTTTTTATACAAAAACAATCGAACAAGATTTAAAAGAATATTTACCAGGGGATGTTCAAAATAAACCAGGCGTTTTAGCTGAAATCAAACGTCGTGACGAAGAAAGACAAGCTTCTGCCAAGAGGCAGAGTCAACAAGTGATCATCACCCAAGCAGACGGAATAAAACGTCCTTTACAATTGAACGAAATCATTGAAGTATTAAAAATAAAAACCAACGAAAACAACGCTTTGAAAGAAAAAATCACATCATTGGAAGAAACATTAAAAAAAATTAAATCTTTAACCAATGAACTCTAAATATTTAATCAGACGATTGTATTCGGTAACATTTACTTGGTCTTGTTCAATATCACACAAATGTTTTTTTGATATATTAAACCTATTACAAAGGTCTATTACAAATTTTTGATTGTTATATTCATTACTATATTTTGTCAATACCTTTGTAAATCTATATTCTTCTTTTTGGTTCTTAATTGTTATTGTACTTTGTGTATACAAATAATAATTATGAAGCATTTTCAAATAATACGTCATTTCATTGTATAACCATAATTGCTTTTGAAAACTAATACGGTCATAATAATCGCCATTACAATAATTGTTTAAAAACTCCAAATAAAAATCTATATCTTTGGGCGTTAAATGATTTATAATATTTTCGTGAAACATCAAACACTGAGTTGCTTTTTCATTTTCCACCATACAATTGGCTTCTATTTTTTGTTCTATGACGTTTTTTATATTAATTTGTATATTTTTTTCGTATTTAGACGTGTCATTTTTAAAATGTATTTTATTACATAGCTTCAATAATTCCTTTACTTTTTTATCATATTGATTGATACCTATAAATATGAATTTAAATTGTTTTGTCTCTTTTTTTTTATATATTTTCATTTGCTTAATCAGTTCATTTAGTATTTTCTTTTCATTGTTATTTAAAATATCGATATCATCAATGACGACCACGTTTTGTTTGACTTGTTTATACATAAGCGTTAAAATCGACCCATGCGTGTATTTATAAATATCGTTCATAGATGAAATGTGTTGTATCGATAAATAATTCAAATCGTATTCTTGTGATTCTTTGAAATAGTTCAATACCATTTGCGTTTTTCCAATCCCAGACCTACCTAAAATATAAATATCTTTTTTGTCTAACATATATTCTTTTAATAATTCCATTTACATATATATGGACGTTTGTTTATATACATAATCCGTCATTATTTGTAATACCATCCCAATATACTTTACAATCCGTTGCCCATTTTTTTTTATCGCAATTTGTTTGTTCCGCTTTAAACAAAACCCTCTTACAAATTTCTTCACTGGAATAAGGACCTATTTCGTATTTATCATAACAATAACCTGAGTTATTTTTTTGATAAAAATCAGGACAATCGTTTATATGTGGCGGGTAGACATATGTTTTTTTACTATTCTTTAAAATGTACGCGACCGCTCCCAAAGTTGCTAACAAAATAACAATCATAGAGACAAATATTGTTTTAGTTTGTTCCATTATATTAAAATAATATAATATATTAATGTCTGGCAGAGTAAATATAGAAGGAGGTACACCATTGTTTCTACAAGATAATATTCCAATCGATGATAAAACAAGTTACTTTAACGCAACCAAATACATATTTCAACCGAGTCAATTGACCAATACATATTTCAATAAAGATAATATTGAACACGTACATCAATCCATTAAAAAAAAGGTATACGAAATGTCTCAAAAAAAATATGTAATCGATGACCAAAATATGGATGAATTAAAGGTTATTATGCGAAGTATATTTTTACAATATTCGAATTTTCAATTTCAAGATATACAAGGACAAGTGTCTGAACTAAACGATCGCGCAGTGGATTATGCGTCTCAACAAATATTGGGAGAAATTAGTGGTTATTTAAATTACAAACGAGACGCGTCTAGTATTCATACATTAATGGAACGTCCTACTTATTTGAGTAATGATAATACACTTGAATTAAAGCATTTCTTTTAATTCGGACAATTCTTTTTTCCAAAGGTCTACGTTCGATGTTTTGTTTAATTCATCCAAAAGGTCTTTCTTCTTTTTAAATTGTTCATTTAATGTGTCTACGTTTTCTTTACACACACTATCCATAGGCATTTTAATCAAATAATGATAACTATCATTTAAAGTATCGTATTTTTTCTGTTGTAATAGTTCAACCATTTGACTATTACTCTTTTTACGTAAATCCAACGTATCGTTCAATAACTCATTGATGTATTTACATTTATTACTTAAAATATTCATTTCTTCGCTTAGCATTTTAACCAAATATAATTTCCTCTTTTCATAATAGCCCAATCTTACTTGGATAAAGTCATCACAAATTTCGTGTACTTCATTATAATGAACTAACTTATCAAAAGGGTCAAACAAATTCATATTGTTAATCGACAACGTGGTTGTCAACTTAAATGTTTTTAAGATAGCCTCTTCGTCCATATTTTCTTTTAGAGTTAATTTGAAATAAATGACCGAGTCCGTCGATTGGTCGCTATAATCTTTTAGTTTATTATCGACAATACATTTTTCCAAATGCGTAATATAATCTTCGTTCCAAACGCCGATTGGAAGTTCGGTAATAATAATGGTCTTATTTTGTATGCTATATTTTCCTTTTGTAATAAAACGACGGCTGTCTTCTTTTTCTATTGTCCCAGTAAAGTGTTTATAATATGGAATAAAATCGCGAATATGATTCGGGTCTTCCATTTTTTTTAAAATATAGTCAATCAGTTCTTTTGGATTAAAACACGGAATGTCTGTGCTAAAACCTGTACCAATCCCTTTTGTTCCATTTACTAAAATCATAGGTAAAATAGGTGCGTAAAATACGGGTTCTACCGGAGTTCCATCGTCGTTCAAATAATTTAAAATAACATCATCTTCTTTTTTAAAGATCATTCTGGTGATTTTATTTAATTGGGTAAAAATGTACCTCTCTGACGCACTATCTTTACCACCTTGTAGACGAGTACCAAACTGTCCATTTGGCATTAAAACATTGATATTGTTAGACCCCACAAAAGTTTGAGCCATATTTACAATCGCACCATTGAGACTACTTTCTCCGTGATGATATCCTGAATGTTCAGATACATATCCACTGAATTGCGCTACTTTAATTTCACTGACCAAGTTTTTCTTGAACGCACTATATAAAATTTTACGTTGTGATACTTTTAAACCATCCATTAAATTTGGTATAGACCGGTCGCAATCGTATTTTGAAAAGTGTATCATTTCTTTGTCTACAAAATCGCATACACTAATTTGTAATTGGTTGGTATCTAACACGCCATCGCGATTGTAAGTCGACAACCATTCTTTTCGATGTTCTGATTTTTTTTTGTTGAATACCATATCTATTTTTTCTGTATCTTGTTCTCCCAATAAAATATCCATTGTTTTTTTGTCTTTGAAATATTCTTTGAATTCTTTGCTGGTACTAGTACCCAATCCTTTGTAATATTTAATCGCCCATCCTTTGCCTTCGTTATTTTCTTTTTTCCATAATTCATATTCTTGTTCGTTGTAAAATTGTTTTTTATGGGTTCCTTTGGATGCTTTTAAAATGGGTGTATTCATAAACCCTAGAAACCCGCTAATATCCAATAAAGACGACCACAAACATTCGAATAAATTAATACACAACCCTTTGATATGACTACCATCTAAATCTTGGTCGGTCATAAACAGAATTTTGTTGTATCTTAATTCATCTGTATTTTTATATTTTTTATTGGATTCAAGCCCCATAATCTTTTTTATTTCTATGATTTCTTTATTTTCATTGATTTTTTTAGTAGCTTCACCGCGGACATTCAACAACTTCCCTTTCATTGGATACACACCATATATGTTTCTATCATTCGGACTTAATCCAGACAAAATACCCGCTTTTGCCGAATCCCCTTCACATAAAATCAATGTACACAATTTGGAGTCTTTGGTTCCGGCATAATTGGCGTCTACTAATTTAGGTATTCCGCGAATATTTTTTTGTTTATTACCATCGGTTTTTTTGGAATTATTTTTTTCTTTGATTTTGCTCAATTCGCACGATTGTTCCATAATCCCGAGTTTTGCCAATTTTTCTATAAATTTATCACTTACTACACACGACGAACCAAACTTAGAAGGTGGTGTGTTTAAATAATCTTTGGTTTGACTATCGAACGATGGATTTACGATCGTACAATTCAAAAATATATACATTTGTTCTTTTAAAATAGAAGGTTTGATTTCTATTTTTTTCTTTTTTTCAATATACGCAATTAATTTCTTAATGATTTGTTGAGTTATATAATCAACGTGTTTACCGCCTTTTCCTGTAAAAATACCATTTACAAAAGACACTTGTTTGAATTCTTCGCTTAAACATACACTATAACTCCAACGCTCATTGGGTGCTTCACTTATTTTATCTTGGTCATTGTATAATTCAATATAATGATTAAATGTCTTTACATCTAAAACATTACTATTTAATTTGACTTTTACGTCTTTTGTTGTAATACCGGCAATGTCATATACACGACGATGAAACAAAGAAATCATATCTTGGGATAATCCATTTAAACCAAGACGTTTGTAATCGGGTTTAAACTTTACAATCGTATAAGGTTGTTTAGAACATTTTGTAATAGTGGGTGGATGAATAATATCCAAATTTTGTTCGAATGTTTGTGTATATTTTAATTTTCTCACGTGATCAACGGTTTCAATCATTCCATATGTCGACCAAATCAGTACCAATTTAAATCCGAAACCATTTTTACCGCCAGTAATTTTTTCTTCGTCTTTGTTGTAATTCGTTGATGTACGCAAATGACCAAATACTAATTCTGGGATCCATACATCGTAAGTAGGGTGTTTTTCAACATCGATACCATTGCCATTGTTCGTCATAGTAATCATATCATCACTGATTTCTATATTTATCATATTGACCAAATTTACAGCGGGATTGGTTTCTTTTTGTTGAATCATACGCACCACGTGGTCTCGACAATTGACGATCCCTTCATCAAATAACTTGAATAACCCCGGGTTATAATCCATATGTTTAGATGTAATTTTACCTTCTTCAAACACATACATTGGACCATTGATATTTTCAATCGAACCAATATACGTATCTGGATTATCCAAAATATGTTCTTTGTCCGTTTTCTTTTGGTATTGAGTTGCGAGAGCCATTATTTATAGTTTATGTTATAAACCTAAATCAATTTTTATAAAGTATATATAATAATGGATCTTTCATTTCAACATGAAATCATAGGAAACATAAAACCATATTGGGGATTTTATAAAACTTCAGGTCAGATTATAGGATATAAAGAAGATAATGATATATTCTTTGATACTATTACAGACGCGTTTACTTATTTGTCAAATGAAGATATTTCAAGCGTTACTGGCAATCAATATAACTTTACATTAAGCAATGAGTCGCCCACTTCTTTCAATGTAGAAAATGTGCCGAATGGTCCATTGTTTGCGATATATCAAGATACGTATTACAACATAACGGAAAATAATATTTTTAGTGCTGTAAATAAATGGAGGTATGACTATTTTGACGCACTTGCTTTATATGGTCCCATAAGCGAATGGAAATTGGTAAATGTGTTGAATATGAATGGATTGTTTGAAGATTATAGTGATTTCAACGAAGACATTGGTCAATGGAATACAAGCACGGTAACTAATATGGAATCTATGTTCAAAGGTGCGTCAACATTCAATCAAGATATTGGTCAATGGAATACAAGCATGGTCACTTCGATGGAGTCTATGTTTCAAGATGCGCCAATGTTCAATCAAGACATAAGTGGTTGGGTTGTATCTATGGTAAATTCGATGGAGTCTATGTTTCAAAACGCGTCATCATTCAATCAAATGATTGGCGAATGGAACACATTGCGTGTTACATCTATGGATTCAATGTTC